AGAGGTTGAAGCCACCAAATTAGTTAAATAAAAATGATAACCAACTAAATTACAATTTGCACAATCGCAATACTTGGTATTTTCTATTTCTTCTGATACTTTTTCAAGTCGACTCGCTGAAATCCGTGCAGCATCTCCACCATCGCTTAGATGTCTTTTATTACCAGTTGGGCTTGACCAAATATTATCACCATCTATTTCAGTAACAATCTTAATTTTTCCTTGCCACCTCACTCTATCACCCACCTTAAACTTGGTTTCTCTTGGGTCATGCCAGGGGGTAACCCCGTCTGATTCGGTGAGGATTTCTAATTCGCTTTTTAAATCTTCTGGAATATGAAAGTGAAGCGAACAAGAACTTCTTTCCCCAGATATTTCTATACTATTCTTAATAAAAACGGCCTTACCAATTAATTTTTTGTGGCCTAGAGTAGAACAACTATTTTTTATTACATCTACTTTCATTCCTTCTTTTAAGAATGGTTTGGCTTCGGAGAAAGTCATAGGTGTAAATTAATTAGATTTTAAAATATGGGCTACACCTTGCCGAGTTTTAGGCCATAGCTTCCCCACAGCCAAGATGTCAGCGAGGGAAAGTTCATCTTTACACAAGTCTTTTATGAGCTGATTTCTCAATAAAACTGCGTATTTATTGGGTTTTTGCTTAGTTGATAGCTTAGGCATAAGTTGTCCACAGGGTTAAGATTTGACTAATTACTAGGTTAGCGTATAATGGAATTACTGTCAAGCAACAACTTTACAAGAATTGTGGATAACTCAATATATGTCTATCAAGTGGCTAAAAACCATCAATAAATTCCTCGGCACGTATCACCTATTTACAGCCGAGGAATTAGAATTTATAGACAAGATTTCACATGAGTATATGCCTCCACGACTCACTGAAAAGCAATGGTTAGAGGCTTTTCCTGAGGCTTTACCGCTTGTGAGGAGTAAAATTAAGGCCCAAATAACTTCACTTAAAGAGGCTCGCAACAGATTATGGATAGCCCGCGATCAGACACTTTCCTCTAGGCAAACTCAGATAGATATTATAGACGAAACCATCAACGAAATAAATAACCTCTTGACAAAACTGTCATTTAAACTTGCCCCACCACAGCCTAAGGCACAAGCAATTTCTGAGAACGACATAGCTATTGCTAAGTGTGTCCCACTTACCGACTTACACCCCGGGCCATTCAGGGAATCAGGTGGCCGAATCTATGCCCACTGCCCTTGGCACGAAGACAGACTACCCTCTTTTGTTATCTATAAAGACCAAAACACGTTCTGTTGTTTTTCCTGTAATGTGGCCGGAGACAACATACGCTACGTAATGAATGACCAGAACGTGAGCTTCTTAGACGCTGTTAAATATCTACTACGTAAATGAAATTACTAGAAGTACAACAAGCTGTCGAGGAGACATACTTAGTGGCCGACAAAGGCGTTATTAAGTTACTGGTTGCTATTATAGTGGCTCACCGCATGCCCACACCCCCAGTGTGGCTATTCTTAGTGGGTGCGTCTGGCTCAGGGAAGACTGAGTTTATCAATATACTCACCAAGATTATGGGGGTTACAGCCCTGTCATCCCTTACTCCACAGACATTTATCTCAGGACAAAAGAGGGGTAAGACCGACCCGTCACTGCTGTCACGTATCAAGAATGGTATTCTCTTAATGAAGGACTTTACCACCATTCTAGCCATGAATTACGAGGCTAGGGCTATGATTATGGGGCAGATGAGAGAGATATACGACGGCAAGTTCATTAAGCATTTTGGTACTGGCGATAGCGTGGTCTGGGAGGGAAAGATAAGTCTTATAGCTGGTACTACTGACGAAATATACAATGCCCGCGAACTCTATGCGGCTATGGGTGAACGCTTCATAATGTACTGCCCTCATCTACCTGAGCGTAAAACAGTGACTCGTCGAGCCATGGGTAACGTCATTGATATGGATCACCGCCGCGACTTGATATCTACTATTGTTAAGAAATATATTGACGAGCACTTATCCACACCCCCAGCTGAGGAGCTACCTAAAACACCCGACGACCTTAAGTCTCGCATTATTGATCTAGCTGACTTCGCTACCCTGGCTCGTAGTCCAGTAAAGCGCGACAGTTTCTCGCCTTCCAAGGAAATCATATACAAGAACGACCCTGAAATGCCAACTCGCTTCGCGGCTCAACTCGAGACTATCTGCCTAGCCTTTATGCTTATTAATAAATTCGACAACCTGGGCGAGGTGGTACTACCAGAAGACGAGGATATATTATACAAACTAGCTCTTGATTCCATTACTGTTACTCGTCGTCAGGTAATGAGGAAGCTTACTGAATACGAGTCAGTATCAACCAGTGCGCTGGCCGAGGATATGAATTACCCTGTTAATACCATCAGACGCTGGCTAGAAGACCTTAATGCCCTGGGTATTGTTAATGTAGAGAAAGCTCGCACTCATGCTAAGCGTGAGGACATGTGGACACTCAAGCAAGCCTACCGTGATATCATAACTCGCTACGAGGGAGTTAAACAGAAGCATGAATCACTAAGTGATGAACCGAAAGAACCTCAAGAGACTATACCCCTTGAGCAATTCGAGGCTGAGCTAGAGGAAGCTGAACTGCCGTTCGCTACTCCTCCAACAGCCCCATAACTTCCTCACCTGTCCAGGGCTCTTGATCCAAAAGAGCGGCCGAGAGCTCTTGTTTACCTTTTAATATCCTCTTAACATGTTCGTCAATTGTTTTGCGCGCGATAAGATTATACACCAGCACCGACTTAGTCTGGCCAATGCGGTGCGCTCTGCCAATACGCTGGTGATAGCGCCCCACACTGAATGGAAGATCAAAATTATACACCACACTGGCTGTCTGGAGGTTCAGGCCTACACCGCCGGCATCAGTGGACACCAATACCTGGCAAGCACTATCGTCCCGAAGTCTGCTCATAGCCTCCTCCCTGCCCTGGGAGTCTACCTGACCCGTGATAAGAGCCGGCGAATACTTATCAAGCCTCGCCATTATAATCTGCGCCATCCGCTCAAACCTCGTAAAGCAAATAACCTTGCGGCCACTCGCCACCACATCTGCGACGTGATCTTCCAGCGCGTCGAGCTTGCTGCTTTCCCGTTTATCGCCCAGCAACGCCAGCGAATCAGTACACTCTTGTAGCTTTCCCATCTTAACCAATACGTTCTGTAATACCATGGGTGAACTTAACTTGTTCACCTCTTCTTGTTGTAGCTCAAACAGCAACTCCTTCCTCATCCTGTCATACAGCGACCGCTCCGTGGCCGATAGCTCAACTTTGATATCTTCCTCAATTAGCTCAGGCAACTGTATCTCCACATCCTCGAGTTTATGTCTTACCATGAGGGGGGCAAATCTCTCGGCAAGCTCCTCAGGCTTAGCCGTGCCATCTATGCCACCCCACGGATTGCGTATGCAATAATAGTCCACAAACTGAGTGAACGATCCCAAGTACCCTGGGGCTATAATGTCAGCAATTCCCCAGAGGTCTGCTGCTCTATTCATCAGGGGTGTGGCACTAAGCCCAAACACTACTGGAGCGGTGAGCTGACGCGCCGCTTTGTGTGTCTGCGTACGGCCAGAACCCAAGCGATGAACTTCGTCACATACCACCGCGTCGGGACTTAATGCCGTCAAGTGATTAATATCAATCCTCATTATCTCATAACCAACCACCACCACGACGGGACTGGTAAATGGCCGCCCAACGGTCTTGTATGTCGCCAGCCGAGCATCAAGTGCCCCATCAACGACAAATACTTGCCAATTAGGTAGCCATTTACCAATCTCGTCCTTCCATTGATAAATAACACTCTTCGGACATACTACTAACATACGCTTACAGTCCAGCTTATCCAGTGCCGCTAGCGTGGTGATTGTCTTACCACTCCCCACAAAGTTAGCATTGAGACACCTCTTGGCTTCCACCATAAACTTAGCGGTGGCCTTTTGGAATCCATAGAGCGGTAGTGATGTCTCAAACTTAGCTTCAGTAGCTTGCGACAGGCTACGCATAGCCTCAGCTTTGTCTTGTTCACTTGCCACCGCTTGCCTTATAAGTGGATCAATAGTAAAGCCTAGAGCTTCCAGCCTCGGTAGCACCTTGCCACCAGATGAGAGCGGAATATACCAAGCACGGGTGGACTTATTCCACGTCCGGCCTTCAAGACGCTTAACTTGTACCACCAGCGAGGGTGAGTAGTTAAACTTCAGGGCTATCCGATTTCCTTCGAGGATTGCTAGCATATCAATTAATTATTCCTGGCCTGTTTTAATTATTCCTAGCCACGACAAAGAACCCAAGGATTACTAGGGCTATAAAGATATCAATCATTGGACTTATACTGGCTTAAGTTGCGTAGCAACGTGGCAAAGCCACACACTAGACACTCAGCCCAACGTGTGTAGCCGTCTTTAGTTGTGATCACCAGACTAAATAGCTGGCATTTGGGGCAACGCATAGACATATTAGTTGATCTTTAATACTAAGACATTTCTTTTCCCCCAATTCAGCGCGCGCGCTCTGTCATAGCCAAAATACACATCAACACGCTTATTATATCGCTTATTCATACGATCAGCCACCACGCACTCACCATAGCCGTCAACGTAGAGCGTAGAGCCAAGTGGATAGGCATTACTAGCACAGACTAATTGACCGGCCGCATAGAGTTTACAAATATCAGATCCGTCAGCAGATACGCAAGGCTCGGAATCGGTCTGTTCAACGTGGCTAGTATAGGCCGTAGTAGTGGTCAAAGTACCCGTATTGACGTTAAACACGTCGGGAACGGGGTCATATAATGCTCTGGTTGTGATCTGAGGGTATCCGAGTACCACTAACAATAGGATTATTTTAAGCATTTTGTTTTGTGATTAAGTTTTAAGCAGGAGCAAGTGAGGCGGTTTTTAGAGCAGGATACCCGCTCTTGGGTACGTTTAAGCTACACCCAATACTATGTAGCACCTCACTTGTCCTCAGCTCATTGTGAGCTGGTAAGTGGCGAGAATAGTAGACTGCCGTCAGCTATTCTTAAGCAAGCGTTCTGCCAGTTGAACCTATAAATTGGGAGTTGAACCCAAACCTCTTGCTACACCACTTATCAATTCACAAAGTAAATACTTGCTCCCGACAATGAGGCGGAGAGAGTGGCTAACGATTATAAGTGAATAAGATTCTCCTCGTACCACTTCCAAAACTCGTATTTTTTGTAGAGCTTCTTAAAGCTCGGATTCTGTTCTCGCTGACCATTAAACATGCTTTTGGCCTTAGTTATTTTATCTTTATAAGGCCCATATTCTACTAAGTTATTTTTGGTATCCTTGCAGTAATGAGGGATAGGGATATTGTTTTTTACTTCACCACGGTTTGAACCACCCGTGAAGTCAAATCGCACAACGTCTCCCTCTATAACTCGACAATAAAACAAATCAACTGTTCCGCCTAAGTCCCAGCCCCGAATATGTCCAGTAATACCGCTTTGCGGCGTACCCATACAAGTACGCTCCGAGCGGTTGCCTTGAATTGTAGCGTAAAAGTGTGCCATATTATATTGCTCCTGCTTCCACTACTCCGCCCCATAATTGGGGCAAGTATTATTATATTAGCAAGCGGTAGAGCCTAGCCACTAGGGGGCTTAGGCTGGCTGGAAATAAGCAGTAAAGCTATGCTCTAGAAATAGTATACTGCCATCGGGGAATAATTTTGCTATTTCTAACTTACCAATTTTTTCAGCTTCTTTCTCGCTTTCAGCTTCTACTGTTACACTAATTTGAGCGTATACATTATATTTTGGCATAAAATTATAATTAGTGGCTAAACTTCACCGCTTGCTTATTGTTAATGTACTACTACTCCAGCTAGTCTGTTGGGTGCGTGAGCTGTTCATACCTTATAAGCTGGCTCTAACCTTAAACTTTGAGCGGCCTAAGTGCCTGTATAATGGCCGGACGTTGGGCGGCTAGAGCTAGGTTATAAGGTATCAAGGATCGTCCCTCACCCCTTAATCTTAGCACGCCAAAAAACCCTTGTCAATCAAATGTAGCCGCCGTTGATATCATAAAGCCCCCATTTTAAGCCACTTTTGATTGACGCTACTATAATATAAAAAAATTAAGTTGTCAAAAAGCTGTGTATAACCCCAATAATTACTATGCCTACCGCCCCACGTTCCTCGTCCCTCTATGCAATAGATATATTTTAATAATATAATATTATTATATATATATATAATATATATGTATGTATATAGAGTGCTTGGTTTGTGGTACGTTGTATCTCATCTTTTTGTTTGTTTGTCAAGGTAGCCCACCACGTAGCCCGTGCCTTTAGCCTTAGCCCTGCTTGTATACTAGGGGGGAGTATAGCCCTTGATTATAAAGCGAATACCTACTAAAATGAAAACGAAAGAGTTTACGAGTAGAGGAATGAGGGTACGTGACACAGAATTTCGCATATATTTTCAAGTTTTTTCCAAATATGGCCCAAAGCGAAACAAATGCTACCACACAGCAAATCCTACGCTTCCTATTTGAACAGCGCGTATTTGCTTGGAGGCAGAATTCCCTCGGAATCTTCGATCGCTCGTCCGGCTCCTACCGAGCCTCTGGAAAGTCAGGTGTAGCCGATATCCTCGCCTGTGTGCCCCCACGCGGCCGTCTCCTTGCCATAGAAATCAAAACAGGTAAAGATAGACTCAGACCAGAGCAGCAAGGCTTCCTTGCCTCAATTAAAGCCACTGGTGGCTTTTGTATGGTAGTTCACTCCTTTGAAGATTTTACTTCACAGTGGAAAAGTGCTATTATAGAGCCATGACAGACAATTTTGCAATCATTTTGTTTGTAATCTTTAGTCTAATAGTGACAAACTACAGGCAATTATTTTGCCTTGTTTTCGGCCACAGAGCCTCAGTTTTTAGCACAACTCCACCAATTGGATATTGCCATGATTGCCATAGATTTTTATTAATCGAACAAAATGACAGACTCAGCAAACCTTGAAGTAATCACCCCAGAACCAAAAGACCTTAAAGAGCCCACCAATAAGGAGGTTTTGTCTACCGTAAAAGACCAAGCCAAAATAGACCTAGTCAAACGTGTATCTATAGATTGGCCGGCAATTGTAGAGGCACAAGTAGACCTAGCTAAGGGCATTTGGGAGGAAAGGATGGTATCAGACGGCAAGGGTGGACAGAAGGTAGCCAAGGTATTTAAACGTGCTCCGTCGTCTGATGCTGGACAGTACCTCATAAACCAGGTTGTTGGTAAGCCAATTGAAACCATTGAAGAGCGTAAGACTGTTAACCTTGTGTTTGATTCCTAATAATTATGTCTGACCAATCGCTTGTCACTAATATCAAATGGTCTGACCTTGTTAAGTTTTCTGATAAACAAAAAGCGGCCGCTGAAGCGGCCTATACCCACGATTTTGTACTTTATGGTGGAGCGGCCGGGGGTGGAAAATCCTATTGGCTACGCTGGTGGCCAATAGAATGGCTAATCAGAGTAGCCTACAAGCAGTTAGGGCTTAAGAATGTGGTCTTTGGTTTGTTTTGTGAAGACTATCCCTCGCTTAAGGATAGGCATTTAACCAAGATGGCAGTAGAGATTCCACCCTGGCTTGGAGAAGTTAAGGAATCTACTGTCTATGGGCTTTGTTTAATACTCAATCAGGAGTTTGGTGGTGGTGTTATAGCCCTGAGGAACCTGGATGATCCGTCTAAGTATCAGTCCAGTGAGTTTGCTGGTATAGCCGTGGATGAGCTTACTAAGAACCCCGAGGAAACATTTAGTTTCCTTAGGTCTCGTATGCGTTGGCCAGGGATTGAGCACACTAAGTTTATTGCTGGCACTAACCCAGGTTCGGTAGGACATAATTGGGTTAGGAAGTTGTGGATTGACCGCAAGTTTCCGGTGCAGGAGGAACAATCTGACCAGTTCGTGTATGTGCCGGCTAAGGCAGCTGATAATCCGCATATCAGTAAGACTTATCTGTCGTCACTAGCGTCGCTGCCTGAGAAGCAGAGGAAGGCGTTTCTCGAGGGGGATTGGAACATATTTGAAGGGCAGTTCTTCACTGAGTTTGAGCCCGCGGCGCATGTGTGTGAGTACTTCAAAATACCAGCGTCTTGGGCTAAGATTAGGACTATTGACGTGTCGGGACGTGGGGGGTGGACGGCCTGTCTATGGTTGGCTATAGACACCGACAAGAGAGTTTGGGTATATCGTGAGTACTATGCCACTGGTCGGGACGCGGATGAGCATGCGCGGCAGATTGCCAGTCTGTCAGTTGATGAGAATATGATGCCCGAGGACTACAAGTACACAGTTATGGACTCGTCAGCCTGGGATAAGTTGGGTATGCCTGAGACTTTTGCTGAGATTTACGAGCGGGAAGGGGTCTATGGCTTGGTTCCGTCGAGTAAGAAGAGGGTTATGGGTTGGGACTCGGTGCATCGGTATCTGCGGCCGCGGGATGAGAACAAGGGAGTGCCCCAGATGAAGTTTTTTGCTGAGTGTAGCGAGTTAATTAGGACTCTGCCCACACTGTCGCATGACAAGAACGTGCCCGATGACGTGGATTGTTTTGTGGCGGGAACAATGGTTTTAACTCCATTGGGTAATAAAGAAATTGAGAATATACGCGTGGGTGAGTTGGTCGTAACCCCAATTGGTAATAAAAGAGTCATTAAGTCTGGGGTTAGCGGAGATTGTGATAGAGTTTGTTCGGTTTATTTATCTGATGGAAGGATTTTAAGGGGCACGGCGAACCACAAGGTTATGGTAAAAAACAAAGGATTAATCGAGTTGCAAGAACTTAGGGCTTCTGATATACTTATGGAGAGGATTAATTCTAATATAGAGTATATATGGAGAATAAGACAATTATTTATAGGGGTATTACGTATACTAAAAGAAATGGCAGGATCGATTATGAACCCAATGGAAGTTATAGAAAAATGGGTTATCCGTCGCTTCATAGACAGATTTATATTGATAATTTTGGGATTATACCAAGTGGTTATCACATTCACCACAAAGACCATAACCACTATAACAACGAACCCACCAATTTGGTTGCAATCCCAGCTTTTGAACACGCTGTTCACCACAACAAAATTAATCTTTCTGATCCAATCAAAAAAAGAGAAAGATATACTTGGCACAGATCGGTACTTGGAAAAGAAAAATTGCGTGAACACGCAAGAAAAATGCTTGCAAATACGCCACTGCGAAGGGTATCGTGCAGAGATTGTGGAAATTCTTTTGAAACTAAACATCCTACAAAGTTTCGTTGTGAACACTGTGGATGGCGTAAGGGACTTCATTCGACTGTGTGTATCGTTTGTGGAAAGGGTTTTTTATTCAAAAAAAACGGTAAGCGCACCACTCGAACATGTTCATATAGTTGCGGTTGGAAATTACGGAAAAGAGTTAGTTTATAGGCTTACAATTGAAGATTCGCATTTATATTATGCTAATGGTTTCCTTGTGACAAATACCGACGGAGAAGATCACTTGGCTGACGCGCTTAGGTATGGTTTGCAGACTCTGAGAGACCAGGGAGTACCTCGCTCTGAGACTACAGTGGAAAAGAAGCTCAGGATGCTTAAGGAAGCCACTGAGAGTGGCAAGACTAGGTTCCACTACTTCAGAGAATTTGTTTGACAACTTTATTTGTGCTATAATGGTGGGGTAATTTTATTTTATGCCAGGAAAAACCAAGAAAGAACTCAAGGAATTAGTCTCTGAGCCCGAGGTTAACGTCACGGGTGATATTGTTAATCAATATCCAGAAGTTCAGAAGTATGTATCCGCGCGCGTAGCTGCCATGAAAGAGTGGCGGAAGTCTTTGGGTGTTGAGAAAGAATGGAAAGAAGCTGACGCGGAGTATCTGCCCACTGATTTATCCACAGGAACTGGTAGAAAAAGGTTTGAAACTGATGATGAGCTAGGATTAAGGGCCAGATTAGTTCCAGTTACTAGCGAAGATGAGTGGCGAAGTAAGAATTCTGACCCCACGCTGCTTACTAAGATACAGACCGCACTGTCTATTTTGGTAGATAATAATCCACAGGCCACACTGGAGGCTTTAGTTAAGAAATATGACGCTTCGGCCGCGGTTACTAAGGCTTTGTGGAAGAGGAATTGGAATGTTACTGGAGCTAAGGACAAGCTTAAGTTGTTTGTGTTTAATTTAGCTAAGTATGGTTGGTCAGCTGGCCGCACTTATCCGCGGAGAGTAGAACAAGACAAGAAAATTCTTACTAAGTATTACGCAGATAACCCCGAGAAGAATGAATATGAGAGTAAGAAGCTGCTTTGGTTTAATGACCTTGATAGAGAGACCCTAGACCCGTTTCGGACATGGATTGACGAGATGACCAAGCCGTATGACCAGTTTTCCATGAATGATTGCTATTATGAAGTGGATTACGGATACGACCAGGCGAAGTTAGAGTTTGGAATGTATGACAACTGGTCAGAGGTTAAGGCTATGCCAGCTGGAACCAGTGATGAGCAGAGCGATTCCTCAGCTAAGGAGAATGCAGAGAAGAAGAGTGTTGTCACTTTAGGATTTTTTGAGAGTCGATCACGTGATTTGTTTGCAATTGTAGTTCCGCGACAGTCGAATTTAGTTTTATATTACAGCCCACTACCGAATGACGATGGTATGTTGTCGGTGTGGCACACTCCTTGGATTTTAAGAAGCGCGTCTTCTCCTTATGGTGTATCGTTGTGGAGAATAATTAAGCAGGATAAGGAGTTGTACGACAAAATGACCAACATGACCATGGATCAGTTGGTTTTGAGTATTTTGAAAATGTTCTTCTATACTGGTAGCTCTGGATTGTTAGGAGATGGAACAATTAAAATTTCCCCAGGGGCCGGTAAGCAGATTATTAATGGTAAGGTTGATTGGATGGACATCCCGGGCCCAGGTGCTGAATCCTGGAAAGGATTAGCTGAGCTTAAGAATCGCATTGATAATAACTCTGGAGTTACACCCACACTTGAGGGTGAAGTAGCACAGAATAAGACCTTGGGAGAAGTTTTGCATGCTAAGGAGTCGGCTCTCAAGCGCATGAGAATGCCACTTGAGAATATTGTGTGGGCTATTGAGCAAGATGCTTACGTTAGTATTTCGTGGTTCCCCCAGTTGTATTCCGTGCCTGAGGTAATGCAGTTTGCACGAATGGAAGATATTGCCAAATACGAGCAGGAGAATCAGATGAGTGCGAAGAGTAAGTTCCAGAAGTTGGATGAATTTGGAAATCAAGAAGGCAATGTTGAGGCTACTTTCTTACCCCAGATGAAGTTGGGACTTGAGAAGAGGGGAAGTACGTTTATTGAAAGTAAACAAGATAGGTTCTTCCAGATTGGTGATGACTTGCCACTTGATACCTTGCGTTGGCGTGGAATGTTTAGGGTGATTCCTAAGTCGATTGTCTCATCGTCTTCTGAGTTAGATAAGCAACGCAAGTTAGAAATATTTAATTTACTAGTTCCGCTTCTATCTTTGCCACCTGAGTTGGGTGCGCGGCCGGCCGCGCAAATATTAAAAGCCAATGACGAGGAGCCAGAAGATTGGTTGCCAGATGCTTGGGTAGAATTCTTGAAGGGTGCTTCGGCTCAGCCACAAGGACAACCACTGTTTGTTCCGCAGCCTGGAATGCAAGCTCCTGGAATGGGTATGGGGATGGAGTCGGGTGGACAATCTATGCAGGGATTACTTAATGTGAAGCCCAATCAAGGTGGGCCAACAGTTGTGCCACGTTCACAGTTACAGACACCATCGGTTCCTGGTATCAATGCCAATGCTGGTTCTTATTTTGGTCAAGGTAAATAATTTTTATGTCTGACGCTACTGAAAGTAAGAAAATGATTGCTGATATGAAGGCTCTGGCTGATAGTGTTAGTGGCAAAGCTTTTATTAAGTTTTTGAACAAAAGGCTTGTTGTGAGACGAGACGAGAACATGATTGGCACTAATGAGTTTGAAACAATAAAGAGAGTATTTTATCGTGAAGGTGCTATTGAAGAATTGCAGTTAATGAAAAATGTAATTGAATATCCTGAACAATATGTCGGTTGATCACAATAAAGTAAAATTAACTGATTTATCAGGACGGCATGATGTTTCCGCTGAGGTGAGTTGGGATGAGAGGTCTGAGATAAGTCGAGCTATAAAACTAAAGGTTGGAGAAAATGTCGTAGTAATTCCGTTTGAAGAAGTTTATAGTTTAGTATATTTGATGGCTAATCCACAGGAATCGGAGGACATGTTGCCGGTACGGAAGACGTTTGTAAAAAAAATAGTTAAGATGCACGTTGCTACTGCTAAGAAGAACATTAAAAAAGGAGAAGAGATAAGACTTCGATGCGAGACAGACGTCCCAGTGGAAGTGGTCGAGGGGCTTAAAAAAGACGTTATGGGTGGAAAATTAAATGGCCACCACAGGCATGATTCATTCAGTATCCCGATTATCGGCCTGAGTGGATTAAAAGGTCGAAGTTCTGGCGGAGACGACAAGGAGGCCGTACCCGCTTAACGGTTTAATCAGTTATTCTTGCCATCTTCACGGGCAAGTAAAAGAAAGGAAGTAAAATATGGCTGAAGATTCCGTAGTTCAACAAGAGCCAAAAGAAGAGAAGCTAACACTTAAGAGTGTTGCTTCACAAGTAAGTGAATTAACAAAAGCAGTTACAGCACTTTTACAGAATAAACCATCTGCTCCAGCTGCCACAACCCCAGCAGTACAAGTTGAGGGTGAACCAGATAAGGCAGTTATTCCTCCGTCATGGAGACGAGTAGTTGATACAGTGCTTGGCCCAGAGTTTGGAATAGATGTCCGATATCCGGACGAGAAATCAAATGGTTTGTTCTTATTTACGGTTATTGTTCCTAAAGAGAAGTCGAATGCTCCTAAGGATCATTGGGAAATGTATAAGAGTGATCGAAGAACTAAGAATATTGCCGGTAATCCTAGTGTGGGAGAAATACAGAAACACTGTGAAAGAATTAAGGCAAACTTGGTTCGTAGTCAACAATCAGAATTAGTTAAGTAATTATTAATTAATATATGCAGAAGAGAATGACATCAGACGGGCACATGATGGTGCCAATGAATAAAATTCCCAAAGGACACAGCAAAGACATTGTTGATGTTGCTAATGCTATTAGGAGTTCTTATAAAGATAAACCTGGTAAGGCTAGGGATTATTCTAAGGCAGTTAAGAAGTATTCTAAGGAACTTAAGTCACCGGGGGAGAAGTAGTCGTTCTTCTGCAAAATTAAACATATTCGTCAGATTCCTGATGGGTATACGAAAGGTTAAATTATTATGTCATCTAAAAAGGTTATTAGTTTGTCGGTTAGGGAGCGTATCTATGCCCTTGGATTGTTTAATCAATTTAAAGGAGGTATGAATGTCTTGAAGAAGATTCTTGATGATTCAGTGGTTGTAGAAATTGGCACAGAGGAAGGTAAGGAAATTGAGCTTAAGCTTTCTGAAAAGAACATTACTTGGAACAATGAGAAAGCTAAGAATAAGGAACTTGAACTCCACGAAGAGAGTGTTGAATATCTTGTTGGTAAGATAAACGAGAAAGACAAGGCCGGTGAGCTTACCTTGGGTGATTCTGTAGTATTGGAGCTTAAAGAGAAGTTGGAGGCTAAATAATATGTTAGCCACTTGTGAACTGTGCAAGGGTAGTGGTTGGCAACAGAAAGCGGGTAAAAAGAAAAAGTGTCCCGATTGTGGGGGAATAGCCAAGGTAGAATTAGTCCACGTCGATACTGAAAATTCTGTTATTGACGAGGACTCTGTAGAAGTAGAGACCACTACAACTGTTAGTAAATCATTCTGGCAGAACATAAAAGAAAATTTCGTTAAAAAATAGTTAACATTTTAATAATTAACATCTACTAGGGAAGTCGTACTGGCTTTCTGAATGAACTTTTTGTTCCGTAGATGTTTCAAGAGGTTCATCAGAAGGCTTACACGGCTCCCCTAGTATGGGGAGTCGTTTGTTTTCTTGCCATCTTCAGCAAGTAAAATATGCGAAGTAAAACTATGTCAGACGATAACGAGGACGTTGTGTCCGAAACCGAAGTTGAGGAGCAATCCGATACGGAGGTAGAAGTAAAAGAACCCGAGGAAGACTCGGGAGAAGAGAAGGAAACTCCATCAGAATCTTCTACTGATGACAAACCAGACGTCGAGGAAAAAGATGAAGAATCCGATAAATCTTCTACTGATGAAAAGTCAAAAGAAGAGCAGGATGAAAAATCTGAACCCAAAGATGTCGATGTTCCAGCCAAGGAACCAAAGCCAGTCGAGGGGGAAACGCCCAGAGAAAGAGCTTTACGGAAAGAATTAGAAAATCAGCGTCATATTAATCGCGAACAGCGAAAGAAAGAACTGTTTGGTAAACCGGAACGCACTGAGCCAGCACCTACAAGTAGGTCGGAGCAGAAACAGCGTACTGCTAAACTAGCAGAACTTGAAAAAGAATTTGACCCAACTGAACTAAAGAATTTCCGCAAGGCATTAGAAGCTGCGGCTGAGGACTTAGGGTTTGTCCGCAAGGAAGAACTACAGGCCTCAACTTATAGTCAATCTGCTTCAGAAGAGCTCGATAAATTCATTGAAAAACATCCTGATTATTTACCAGAAAACGACAAAGATGACGTTTTGTGGAAACAGTTTCAAGAGGAATTCGCTCTATACAAGAAGCCGGAAGACCCACGCAAGTTATCTAAAATCTTTGAGCGTGTCCATCAATCGGTTATTGGTGACAAGCCCACTGAGTCAAAGTCTGAGGTAGACGCTAAAAATCAAAAGATTAAAAGCGCATCTCATTCAGCTTCTAGTGGTGCATCAAGGCGGGAACCAAGCCCATCCACTTCTGGTGGAAAAATCGATCCATTATTAAGACCATACCTTAAAGGAGATTTTAGTGATTTGGATCTCTAATTAACTAAAACTAATTAACTAATTTATGGCAGGATTCCGAATCGTTCGGAACATCATTGAAGCTGAGGGTGAAGACCTTCCAGTTTCAAGCCAAACTCTTTCTCCTGGAGATTTGATTGAGCGTACAAACGGTTCCACTACTTGGGCCGCTACTACCTCCTCAACCAATTTCTTCACGGAAAAGGCTATTGTTGACCAAACTGTTACTTCTTCTGCAACCACTGTTCACGCATTTCGCTTGAATGGTTTTGAGAAAGTAGCTGTTGAAGTCACAAATACGGCTAACGCCGCTCACAATGGTGATTTTATGGTTCTAACCGATAAGAACACCGTTAATAACACTGGTACTACTTCTTCTGCTCAGACCGCTGTGTTTGTGCAAGAAGGTGTACTGGGTACTGGCGAAATTGTTGGTCGTGTAATAGTTGGTAACGGTGTTGATCCAGACGCCACATAAGCCTGATTGATATATGTCTACTACTGCTCCATTGAGCGTCAACCAGGCGGCTGACCTTGTAGATCGTTCTATACAGAAGATCTTCTCCAAAACTTCAGAACCGGAAGCGATGTACAAAAAGTACTTCAACTTCCGCACTACTGAGGATTTGTATGAAAAGGACAGCGGTCTGTCTGGACTTGGCATTGCGGATTTCGTAGATGAAAACGCAGCCGTTCACGTTGATGTTCCAATTCAAACTTTCGATAAAACATACACACAAGTTCAAATCGAACACATGGTATCATTCACTAAGAAAATGTACGTGTTTGGGATCAAGCGTCGCGATTTGGACAACAAAGCCTTAGAACTCAAGCGCGCTATTGCCCGCAAACGCGAACAACTTTGCGCTGAGTATCTTGATAACGGCTTTGAGTCTACTTCTTACTCGCACAGTGGTATCGCTAAGACAACTACTGTTTCCACCGCTGGTGGTGACACGTTGGGGCCTTGGGACGATGACCACACCCGTGAGGACGGTGGCACTAACATGAACAACTATGTTTATGACGGTACTACCTACAACTTACCATTGGACTACGCTGGTCTTAAGGCCGCGTATCGTACAATGAGTTTGTTTGTTGACCCTCGTGGTAACAAATATCCGGCTAATCTTACCCACGTTGTGGTTAAGAAAGGTTCGTCTGCTCATTTCAAGGCAATGGAAATCTTGGGTGCTATCAAGCGCGGTAGGATTCCTGAGTCGACTGACAATGACGCAGCTGCGGTTGGTGCATTTGAAGTTCTCCCACTCGACTACTTGTCGAATGCAGCCTATTGGTGGGCGTTTGATTCTTCTCGCGCGTTGAGCGATGAGCAGGGTCTACAGTTTGTGGAATCACAAGCTCCTTCCTTACTGCCTGTAAATGTTGTTTACAAGACAGGCGAAATTCAGCAAAAGGTTGAGTCGATGTCTACTCACGGTCACAATGATGTGGCTCGCTCATGGGTAGCTTCAAAGGGTGATTCAAGTTCCCCATCGGACTAATCTATTAACCTGCCAAGAGGGGGGTTAATTCTCCCCTCCTGGATCTGGATTTAAAAACATGCCGACTTATAATAGTCAACCATTTTCTACCACAAGTAATTTGAACGTGAAGAAGGGTATAATCCGTTTTGGTTCTACTCATGCTTCAAGTCCGATTGCTAGTACGGATTATGCGTTGTACGTAAATAGTAGCGGTTCGCTGATATTTAGTTCAGCTGGAACTGCTACTACATTAGGTGCTACTGGTGGTAGCGGAAGTATTCCTTCCTTTGATGCTATCTTCCAGGGCGATCAAAATATTCAACTTGCCGCGTTGGGGTCATTCACTATTGACCGCAATTCTGGCAATAACGATGTCTTAACTATTACCAATACTGGTGCTGGTTCTGGTGACTTGATTCAACTTACCAATGTTGGTACAGGTAATGACATTGAGGGCACTTCAGACACGTGGCACTTCACCAAGGCTGGTGATATGACGGCTAATACGGTCGTCTTTGCCGGTGATGCTGGAAGTACTTCTATAACACTTACTGCTGGTAATGCTGTAATCTCAGCTGGCTCTTTGGCTATAACACACGCCGCTGATGCTGCTAGTTTTACGGTTACAAATAACACCGCAACTTCTGCTTCAGTAGTTGTGTTGGCTGGCTCTGGTGTATTTACTGGTTCTACCACTACGTCGTTCATGACGATTACACCGTCTGGATTGACTACTGGTACAGCGGTTTATTTGCCAGTTGCTGCTCTTACTACTGGTATTGGCTTGCATGTCGTGGCTAATGCTGTTACAACTGGTCAGGCGGTGCTGATTGCATCTTCAGTTGCTGGTACTACGCTTACTACGACTGGTCGTCTATTTAAGGTCGATCACACTGGCAATGCGTCTGGTACTGGTACACTTGTAGAATTTGCCTCTGCTGCTGCCGACGAGACTGATATCTTAAAGGTTACAGCTTCAGCCGGTCTTACGGGGGGTGCTATAGTGGTGAGTGCCTCGTCTCTCGCTACTGGTACTGCTATCGAAGCTGCTGACTTGGATTCATTGACAACTGGCATCGGCCTTAGTTTGGCCTCGACTTCGGTTGCCCTTACAACTGGTAGTTTGATCCGTGTGTCAACTGGTACAACTGGCGCGGTAGCTACTAATGGTATTGTTTCCGTGGTTGCTACTGGAGCTTATACCTCTACGTCTAACGTAGGTCTAGTTAACGTGGTCGCTGATTCAGTAACTACTGGTGCTACAGTGGTTAATATCTCAGCTACTGCGGCTACAACTTCGGTTGGCCTTCGTGTGGTTTCAAGTGGCACCGGATTAACTTCTGGTTCTCTTGCAATATTCACTACGGGTACGACTGGTGCGGTGGCTACTAATGGTGTGGTTTCGATTCGTGCTACTGGTGCTTATACTTCCACTTCAAACGCTGGCTTACTAGATGTACAATCAGCGTCTTTGGTGGGAACACTTGCTAACGGTACGTTGGTAAACTTCAAAACTACCAGTGCTAGTCAAGTTGATGTAACTGCTTTGAATGTTCAGATGTCGGGAACGACAACTGGCTTTACGGGTGATTACATTAAATTTACTGGTACAAGTACAACTGGCGGTGGTAATCTGTTCCTGGTGACAGGCGCGGAGACTACTGGCGGTAGTACGGTTAAGTTAGTGAACAACGGTATCACAACTGGTGGTGTTCTGTTGAACCTCAGCCACACTACTTCAGTGATTGGTGCGGGCAGTTCAATGCTTCGTATCACTTCTACTGGCGTAGACACTGGGTCTACTACTGGAACCTTGCTTGATTTAGCTGCAACCGCGGCTACGTCGGGAACTCTGGTACTCTTGACCTCTGCAACCTTGGATTCCGGCAAAGGAATTTCAATGGTGTTGAATGGTTTGACTACTGGAGAAGGATTGCATATCAGTCACACTACCTCAGTAATTGCTGATGGTGGTTCAATGTTGCGTATTAGTTCTACTGGTATTGATACTGGTGGTGCTACTAATGGAACCTTGCTTGACTTGAGCAGTACTGCTCAGGCCGCTGGTACTTGTATCCTTGAAACCTTGTCTGGTTTAACTACTGGTATTGGTCACAGCATCATTGTTGATGCTTTAACAACTGGTACTGGATTATCCATCACAAATGCCTCTGGTGTCATGCTGACAACTGGAGAATTACTACTGGTTAGTTCAACTGCTGCTACTACTTGTACTGGATTGGTACGGGTTAGTGGAGTTGGATTGACTGATGGTTATGCGATGGAACTTACTGGAGGTGGAGCAAATGCTACCGCTACGGGTGGTGTTGTAAATATTAATGCTGGCGCAGCTACGGCTGGTTCAGCGTTGAAGGTTGCAACAAGTGGTGTTTATCAGGGTACAACTGGTGTTGTAAATATTGATGCTGCCTCGGCTGATACTGGGGTTATCGTTGATATCAATGGTGCCGGCTTGACTACTGGTACCGCTCTTAAGATTAATACAGCTACCGCAGTCTTAACTTCTGGGTTCTATATCCAGTGTTATGACGGTGCAGCTAACGATTTCACTGTTGGTGACTTCGGAGCTACCGTAATTGCTGGTAGTGCGGCTCTTACTGCTGCTTTGACTGTTTCAGCTGGTGATGTTCTGTTGTCTGATGGTTTGCTAAGAATGGCAACCACGGCAACTATTACTGCCGATGTTGGTTCAGTTCAAGGTGGTTCGCCTCTAACGAGGGGTGTTAATGAAATCGCGGTTTGTGCTAACGCTGGTGATGCGGTTACTCTCCCTGCGGCTGCGGCTGGTCAGGTGGTGTATATCGTGAACCACGGAGTTGCTTCTTGTGACGTATTCCCTGCTTCGGGGGATGCTATCAATGAAGGTGGGGCAGATGCGGCAAAGGCTCTTGCAGCTAATGCGGCATTGCTTTGTTTCTCTTACGATGGTACGAATTGGGAATGTAACACCTTAGCTAGGTAATCTTAATCCTCTTTTGTGGGGGTTTTCCAGGATTTAAATCTTAAGTGAAAACCCCCAGGTGGAGAATTAACTATGTCATACGCAAATGAAGAGAGACAATTCGTGGCTATAGATATCAGTACCGCTGCAAGTAATTCAATAATTACTGCTCCGGGTGCTGGTAAACAAATCTACATTGACTTTTTGACACTCAATCCTAGTGGTGGTGCAAATACAGTGACGTTGGGTGGTCTGATCAGTCCTGTATTCTTGCTGGATGATAACCAACCGTTAACCTTTGAGAACGCTATTCATAACCCAAGTGGAGTTTTCCCTTGCGCCGTGAACGGAGCTTTCACTATAACATTATCAGCCGCTACAAGAGTTACTGGTTACGCGATTTATCGTATAAGAGAATAAGAATAATATGACATACATTGGGAAGAGAAAATTCGTTCTCTCCCATGTGCTTGAACGTAAACGCGAACATGAACAGCAACTGAGTGAATTAAAGTCGTTGGCTGAATTAAAGAGTGCCGAGCTCAAGCAGGTGGGTGATAACCTAGAAGAGAAGATTGCTGAGTTACGCAGACTAGACGAGACAACAGAAGAAACCTCGCAAAAACTGATTGATTTTTACGAGGGTGTTTCTGTTACCCTGGGTATCTCAATGAGAGTTGTTGAGCAAGCTGACGGTTTGGTTAAAAAGTATTATGGGTTACTTGACTCACTTAACAGAAAATTGATTGAGGTAAACAATGAATTTAATAAATTAAAATTACTCGAAGAAGCGTTACGTGTGGAACGTAGTGCGGAAGATCAACGCTTGAGCAAAAGAGCATCTGATCTTGGTATCTATGAGCGACGTTTACAAAAATCCATAGATGATGCTGATTTAAATGATAAGATTAAATTAGTACTACCATGAGCCACCTATCTGTACAGGGCGAGCAAAGTACCTCTAGTGAGATTTCCGCATTAACAAGTCTTACTGATTTGGGTATTTCTGGTGTTGGTGAATTTATTCGTAAGACCGGAACAGTTACTTTTGGAAATGCAACTCCTGGTGAGGTTGGATTGGGCGATGTAGTTGGCCCAGCATCAGCTACTGATTCTAACTTTGCCGCTTTTAATACTACTACTGGAAAACTAATCAAAGACTCTGGCTATAATGTTTCTAGTTTTCAAACTCCGCTTGTAAACTCTGCTGGTCTAGCGGCTGCTCTCTCAGATGAAACAGGCTCAGGCTTTGCTGTTTTCAGCACAGCACCAACTTTTACCACCAATATCTCTGTACCCATAGTTAAGCCAACCGCCGATTCCACTACTGCTATTCAAATTAACAAAGCAGA